TAATAGCTATTACACGTATAACGACAATTCGTTTTTATACCTAACTGGAAACAGAGAGGGACTTCGTCTTACAACCCAAGTACCAAGTGCGCACTTTGAAGTTAATATCTTTAACTATTCGTCGAACACGCAAACAAAACAAGGAAGGTTTCTTACAGGCGGTCAGTCAGGGGCTTCGGTAAGCCAGGTTATGAGAACATTTGGAACATTTGACTGGACCAGCACGTCCCCAATTCTATCTTGGGGTATTTATGCAGCAAACAGCTTCCAGGCAGGGGCAAGGCTAGAGATTTACGGAGAGGGTGCAATATGAGCATTATTAGGACTGTGTTCGATCTTGAAACAGGGGAGCAAAGAGTAGAGGAAGTTTCACCGGATGAGGCCGCCCCATTTGAGGAGGCTCATGCGCAGATGGTAAAAAAGGCGGAGGAAAGAGACGAGCAAGAGGCGATCCAGGCATCGCTCGTTGAGCTGGCCAGGGTAAAGCTTCTGGGACTAGGTCTAAACGAAGAAGAAGTGGAGGCTATTGTGGGACCAGAGCCGAAGGTTATTGACGAAGATATCACCAATCTAGACCCGGTTACGCTGGAGCCAGCCGTGGAGGAGCCAGTGGTCGAGCCAGTAGCCGACCCTGTGGTAGAGGATGAAGCTGCTGAATAAGTGCACGGTGTGCACTAGCCCCCTCGTAGACGTAATCAACCGAAAGATGTCAGAGGGGATCTCGGATATTAAGATTTCTTCATGGTTGAAGGATGAGAATCAGTATATAAGCAGGATCACCCTTGGAAATCATAGACGCCAGCATACCTCGCCGGAGCACATCAAGGCTCGTAGGGACCTGGCAAAGAATATCCAGCAGGCGGTGAAAGTGGAATCTTCCAACGGAGACCTCGCTAAGCTGGTCAGCCACTACGTATACAAAATGGTAGAGAACGGGGATGTGATCCCCACCCTGTCGGAGGGTCTACGAGCACAGGAGATGATCGACCGACGCAAAGAGAAAAGCGCTGACCGTGAACTGGCCATATCGATGGCCGAGATCTTGGGTGGCGGGTATTTGGTAGAAGGCACAGCAATGGAGGTTATAGATGAGCAAGGAGCTTAAGTCCACTCTTGCGTCATGGGGACGCTCGTTCGTAGCTGCATGCTTGGCGCAATGGATTGCGCTCGGTGGCAGCGCATTTGACTCGGACGCTAATACGTTCAAGTCAGTCGTGTCAGCCGGCTTGGCTGCAATTCTGCCGGTGGTACTACGCTGGCTTAACCCAAGCGACAAGTCGTTTGGATACAAGGGAGAAAAAGAAGATGGCCAAAACTAAGAAGGTTGGCGTTAAGGACGCTGCCAAGGTAGAGGTAACAGGAAAGGTCGCTGGCAAGGGCAAGGCAGCTCTTAAGGCCGACCTCAATAAGCTTGTTGCGTTTACACGAAGCAACAAGTTCAAGACCATGACTGGCAAGAAGCGCGTGTGGTCACAGATCGACAACTACCGAGTTGCACTTGGCACACTCAAGCAGGGCAAGCGGAAGTCGGTCAGCCAGAACGATCCAGTCGGTACGACTACGTACGGCAAGGGCAAGACCAAGGTGGCTAAGGAAAAGGGCTTTTCACGAGACGCCGGCCGTGGCGGTGGCGCAAAGTCCACGCAGACGTCTTCTGCCAAGGGGAAGAAGACGGTCACCGGACCATACGTAACCGGTGTTAAGCGAGAGCCTAACCGGAAGTCACCAGCCAGCACTATGGCCACTACAAACAGCAAGTACACTGGCGGACTTTCTAACGGGTCTGACACAAGAACTGGCTCAGAGAATTACGCAGCACGCCGAGCAAACAATCCGGCTCTGCCAAAGCGATCACCACGCCCTCGGGCGAGAGTAGGAAAGCGATAATGCCAGGTAAGAAGAAGATGCCAGCCTTCCTTATGGAAATGTATGGCAAGAAGTCAAAGGTCAAGGGCAAGTCTCCAGTAAAGGGAAAGAAGCTTGCCAAGGGTGGAAAGACCCTTCGTGGGACTAACAAGTCCGGACAAAGGACCGCAGCTCAGCGTGGCTAAGCCAGGCCTTTACGCCAACATCCACGCCAAGCGCAAGCGAGGCGAGAAGATGAGGAAGCCCGGACAGAAGGGTGCTCCTACCGACAAGGCCTTCAAAGACTCTGCTAAAACTGCCAAGAAAGGCAAGAAGAAGTAATGCCAAAGACAGCTGCCTGGACCCGAAAAGAGGGAAAGAACCCAGCCGGTGGTCTAAATGCTAAGGGGCGTGCCAGCTATAAAGGCGGCACGCTCAAGGCCCCTGTTAAGTCAGGGGACAATCCGCGTAGGGCTTCGTTCCTGGCTCGCATGGGTAACATGCCAGGGCCGGAGCGGGACTCAAAGGGACGGCCCACGCGGTTGCTACTCTCGCTTCAGGCGTGGGGGGCAAGCAGCAAGGCTGACGCTAAGGCAAAGGCTAAAGCGATCAGCACAAAAAACAAAAACCGAAAGAAGGCTGTATGAAGACCAAGAAGAAGAGCAAGGGCATACCAGCACCTTCAGCAAAGACTAGCTCGGCTCTCCTGCGGATGGACCGATCCAGAGGCTTGAAGGCTGGAACTAGCGCACGGAAGTCCCGTAAGCTTGGAAGCTACAACACACTAATCTTCCAGCACCAGATGGACCAGCTTGAAGCTAACCGAAAGTCCGTTGCACGAGGTAAGGTAAAGTAGTGAACCTTACCAACGAGATCGCTAAGGACCTGGCGAGGGGAAGAGTCGACATCGGCTTCTTTGCTTCTCGCTGGCTTGGCATCGAGTTGAACCCAGGCCAGCTTGCCTGGCTTGAGGGGATTGCAGCACGGGATGAATCAGGATACCGACCTAAGTACCTGACAACTGTGTGCTCTGCTGGAAACCGAGCCGGTAAAACTCTAGGGATGGCAGTGGGGATTCTCCACTCAGCCACCTACAAGCTCGGACTCCGAGTCCCTGTACAGGGAAGCAAGGAAGACGCTGAGCGATGGTCTAATGAGCCGTACGAGTGGTACCACATCGGCATTCAGCAGGAGACAGCAGAGCTAGTTCACCGAGAACTGTCGATGCTATTCCAGGGATCCCACCCAGCCCAGAAGGGGCGTGGATGCCCCATTACCAAGGAGATTGGACCGGTCTACATCTTCGACAAGAAGTACCGTGGAGAGTACCTATGGGTACGAGTTCACCCGGTTTTCGGTGGTGCGAACATCCACTTCCGCACAACGCAGGACAAGGCAAAGGCACTGCTGGGCAAGGACATGAATGGAATCTCCTTTGACGAGGCAGCTTTCGAGCCCCACTTGCTAATGATCTATCAGGAGGTCCTAAACCTTCGACGCCTGTCAACCGGGGGACAACTGCACTTCATCGGTACCCCGACCGAAGGAATCAACGACTACTCTGACTTGTGGGAACTGGGAAACCCAACCAACCCAAACCGAGATGAACAGTTCTTTAGCTTCCGACTTTCGACCAGAGACAATGTAGGATACGGACTCAACTCAGACACCTTTGAGTCTATCCTGAGGCAGCAGGCAGAATACTTGGTTCCTCAAAACATCGACGGGTTCTTTATCGAGTCAAGAGACTCCTACTTCAATTCAGACATGGTGGATAATTCATTCGTAGAACTCGACGAAGAAACTCAGCCAGTCAAGACGCGACGCTACGCGCAGGGAGTAGACCCAGGCATCTCATCAGACGCCACGTGGGCAATTACGATTGACTACACAGAGCGAGAGTTTTTGGCAGGGGTGCGATGCAAGCGCAAGACCGGCAAGCAGACTATACCTGCGGTAATAAATATGGTGCGGGAGGGGCACTTACTATATGGCCAGGAAGGATCATACTGCACGACCATCGTGGACTCCACGGGGTTTGGCGGCAAGCTGTTCCGACAAGAGTTCAGCATCATAAAGCCACTTAGGGACTATGACTTTGGCGGAACCCGAGCTAAGAAGCTCGAGCTGCTGGGTGACCTAAAGGCGGTGATTGACCGTGGCCAGCTGAAGCTCCCTCGCAAAGGCGTATGGATGCAAGTCCGACGCCAGCTGCTTGGGTACAAGCTGGACGATAAGAAGCTAGAGACAGACGCCGTCATGGCGCTTGCACTGGCTGTAAGACACGCGACCAGAAATCCATCGAACCCGGTCGAGAAGCCCGTGTTCAGCTACTTTGGGGAGATATTGAATGCCTAAGGACAAGCTAAAGAAGCTTTCTGGCTCGTTTGTAAACGGCAAGGAAGTTCCATCAATGATCACGACCGATCCTAGTGTCGTGACACCAGACATAATTGCTGGTATCAAGGACGCTATGGCTCGTGCCCGCAGGGACATACGTGGCGCTGAGCAGACAAACATTAAGTCTACTGGAAAGCCCGTAAAGGCTTCGCTCGAGGCGGCGTCGACTACCCGACGAGGTAAGCGACAGCCTGTTCCTAGCGCGGTTAAGAACCGTTCCGCCAAGCCAGCCGGCAAGGGGATTAAGACTGTCTCCAACATGATCGTCTCGGGTGGGCGAGTACGATCCACCAAGATCAACATGCCTAACGAGAAGATGCCTTCTCTTAACGCTTTGCAGCGCAGGGCTCTCAGCATGGAGAAGCAGCGTTTGAATGCTGTCGGAGAGGTTGCTGAAGAGAACGAATACTACAACGTAATGGCCGAGGCCATGAACAAGAAGCAGCTGGTTGAGCCAGAGCAGAACCGAATGCGGGCTCTGTACCGACGATACGATCACTACTTCCACCCTCAGACATTCACACTAGGTGGTGCTGACCACTGGGCTGAGGACCCGAGCGCACGTCTGTCAGGTAGATCTCACGTATCGGTCAACGTGCACGCGTCGTACGTTCAGATCCCTGCATCTCTGCAGGCAGTCACACCTGTGGTTAACTATGTGCCAACTGGCCCAACCACCGAAGAGAGAGACCAGGCCTCACGCCGCGAGCGTCTCTTCTACGCATGGTGGGATGCTAACGACATGGACCTGCGCCTCGAAGAGGCCGCTCTCCTAAAGTCCCTATACGGTACGACGGCTGGCAAGGTATATTGGGACCCAATCAAGAAGATGCCACGCGTCCAGATCGTGGACACGCCGGAAAACCTGTACCTTGGGTACGGAACCTCTGACTATACACGAGTAGACTGGGCAATCTACAGCTACGGGCTATCGCCTCAGGCTGCGATGGAAGACTACGGCATCAACGTAATCCCGGTACGTGATGGCGAGCAGTGGTTCCCATACACGTCGGCCAGCACGCACGACGACCCTATTGCCAGCATCTACCTGAACAGCTACCACCGAGATCCGGTACGGTACCAGACGGCGTACGACCAGATGAAGATCGAGGTCATGGACTACTGGTACAAGCACCCGACAACTCCTGGCAAGCCACCGCTGGTCTGCAACGTCATCATCGTCGGCAACACAATTGTTAAGAAAACTGAACATCCTGAGCTCGAAGGAGTTATTCCTTACATCATGCTCCGGAACAGCATGATCCCTGGCAGCCCTTACGGAAAGCCAGAGCTCTATGACATTGAGCAGTTGCTCCGAGAAAAGGACGAGAAGATAACCGCCCAAGCACAAATGATCCACTCTGTTGTCGGAGGACAGATGTGGCAGCTGGTTGGCGCTGAAGCTCCGGATGAGGTTCCTGCCAACGCTATCCCGAAGCCAAACCAGGTCGCTACCCCTGGGGCAGGAAACCGCATTGAATCCATCAACCCGTTCATCCCTCAGTTCCAGGTCGAAGACTATAACAAGCGAATCGACCGAGAGCTGGCAGTGGTGTCAGGGCTTAACGACTTGCTTCTCGGGCTCGCCCCGTCGAGCGTGCTCGGATCTAGCCGGGCAATTGCGCAGCTCATGGCAAACTACGAGGCACGGATTTCTCCGAAGCGAAAGATCCTCTACGCGTGGATCCAGGACGTATGGGAAGTGTGTGCACGAATGTGGGAAATCAAGGATAAGGCAGTGTCCAATATCCTTGACGGTGAGTACTCGATTGCGATTACCCCGCCTGAGCTCACACCACGTGACACAATCGAGCTTGCACAGACAGCTATCAACATGGTACAAAACAGGCTTTGGAGCTCTGAGCGTGCCATGGACCGAATGGGTGTAACCGACCCAGAGGGAGAGAAGGACCTGATCCGAGACGAGCAGACAGACGCAACTCTCAACCCTGCTGCAGTACAGACGATGGCCACACTGATCCAGATGTTCAACCAAATGCAGCAACAGGCCCCTCAACAGGCCATGCAGCAGTCGGAGGCAGGACGAGCCAGCGCCCTTGAGGCTATGGCAAGCCTGAACCCGCCTGCCCCAGGAAGCGAGATGCTCAACTCTCCTAGCGAGCAGGGCAACCCGCCACCTGAGGCACTACCAGAAAACGCACAGCCCGGGGCAGCCGAACTGGCAGCGCTCCTTGGAGGTAATGAATAATGGCACGACGAGGACGATTCGGTAGGGCTGGTACAACCCAGAACCTGACCATGCTTGTGTATCAGATCCAGAAGGAGCAGATGGACAAGGAGCTCCGACTGATTGAGGAAGCCTACCGGGCAAACATGAAAGCCGGTACTTATGTCACACAGTTTAACGGACAAAACGTTGACTCAGAGTACGTGATAGATTACTACAGGTCAATGCTATCTGGCTTCCCATCGGGTTCTACGGAGTATCAGACAATCCTGTCTAAGCTCCAGACCTTTGAGGAGGAGTCCCGGACAGACATCCAAGACCTGGTTATCGACGCGATGACCAAGGGAAGGAAGATTGATTTCGGACTTCTTGGGTCTAACTTTGCCAACAAGGGGATCGCCGAGGTTGAGCTTGTTGACGTACGCAACTGGGCAGACGAAGAGATCCAAGACATGCTTTCGGACGGAAACACAGTTCAGGCAGACAAGCTCAAGGGAGCTGTATTCGTGGCTGGGTTCAACGTTGAGAACGACGGTAAGTCTTCGGCGCTAGACCGCGAGGAGATTAGCTACGGCTCATACGCCAAGTGGCTTA